CGCAGCGTCCCGCCTGCTGACGTTGCCGTTCCTGCCGACAATGACCGAGGAAGAAAAGCAACAGTTTGAGCGCGTCGGGCGTCAGCGCCTGCAAGCGTTCGAGCTTGAGCAGCGGCGCGCGGAGGCTTTGAGTGACTAGGTACGCCGTCGAATTGTCCTTAATGGGCCGCAGGCCGATTAGCCTCAACCAGGAACGGAACCAGCATTTCCGCAAGCGGGTCGAGGACACGAAATGGTGGCGGGAAGGATTCGCATGGGCTGCGCTTGAGGCGGGAATGCCCCACCTTGTCGCGGCCGAGATTGTTGTGCAGCCGATCCTGAATACCCGCAATTGGCAGGACACCGCCGCCTGTTTCCCGTCGGCAAAGGCTGCGATTGACGGCCTAGTAGACGCCCGCGTCCTGGACGATGACACCCCCGACATCCTGCCGACGATCACGTTCAAGCGCCCTATTCTTGGCAAGCAGCCTGGACTAAAGTTGACTGTGATCGCGTTAGAAAGCAGAGTGCCCGGTGAGGAAACCGTTTTGGGAGACGAAGAACCCGAAGTCCAAGTCGCGGCGTCTCACGCCCGCGCAAAAGCTGGCGGCAAAAAAGCGGGCAAAAGCCGCCGGTCGTCCGTACCCGAATTTGGTTGATAACGCAGCAGTAGCGAGGAAGAAATGACACCGAAGCAACGTCTGGCCAAGAAGAAGGCCAATGCCCGCCACGAGGAGCGCGAAAGTTCGTACGTCGAGCGTGAAGAAACCCGCAAAGAGAACGAGGGCTGGTCGGAAGCCCGCGCGGAACGGCGCGCCCACAGACTCAAGTCCCGCTGATGGCAACCCCAGCTTGGCAGCGCAAGGAAGGGCAGAACCCCGAAGGCGGATTGAACGCCAAGGGGCGAGCCTCCTATGCCCGCCAGACTGGTGGAAAGCTGAAGCCGCCGGTGAGCGCGAAGCAGGCTAAGTCAAGCCCGAAGGCAGCATCCCGCCGTAAATCGTTCTGCGCCCGTATGGAGGGTGCCAAGCGCAAACTGGCCAGCGAGAAGACGCGCCGTGATCCGAATTCGAGGATTAACAAGGCCCTGCGAAAGTGGGACTGCTGATGCCGCCGAAGCCATTAGCTGAGGATTTGGCGCGCAAGAAAGCCGAGAAGGACAAGAAAGAGTCTGGTGGTGGCTGGGGCTGGTTCGGCAACTTGATCGCCAACCCGATTAACACAGTTAAAGGCGTGGGTAACGCCGCGAAGGAAACGCTGTTTGATCCGCTAAACCGCGCGCAAAAGGCCGTTAACCCGTACGAATCCGGCACTGCAATGGAGCGCGCCGCCGGGATCGCGGAGGGTGTTCTATACGCGGCCGACATGCTGACCCCCGGCGTACCGGAAGGTGCGATGGCCAACAGTTTGCGCCGCCGGGCAATGGACCGCGCGGTCAAAGCGAATCCGTCGCCCGCCATGCAATACGGCATCCATCATTCATTGACGCCGGGGCTCGCCACAATCCGCCCGAGCCAAGTTGGCAACCAAGTAACAGCTTTGGATGCGATCCCAGGGTCGGCGTATTTTTGGGCGGGTGAAGGCCGAGACATGACTAAAGCGGTAGATCAAATTCCGTTTCAGTGGAACAATGCTTTGTGGAGGCGGGTGGACGCTATTGCTGAACCCGCAGAGTTTTATTCCGCGACGCCGTCGGCCTACTTGGTGCGGACGCCCGCTGGCCGCGTGCTCGAGGATATGAATGTCCCCGGCACTGTTGCTCGCCGTGTTGAGGGGTCGCTGCCAGTTGTTAAGGATTTGACTTCGTTTATTGACGATCCGGAGGCGATGAGGAAGGCGCTTCGCCATTACGGCCTGCGTTCACGATCAGTTCCCGATGCGGAGAAGATTGCAGAGCGCGCGCAAGCGTTGGGTGAAATTGGTGTTATGCGCCGTTTGGCTGAGACGGAGTGGAAGTAATGCCCCCGAAGCCGTTAGCAGAAGACCTCGCTCGTAAGAAGGCCGAGCGCGAGAAGGCCGAGAAAACGCAGAGAGCGTCGGCCGCACTCGAGTCTCCGTCTGGGTTTGAGCAGGCCGTGAACGCGATCAAGGACCCGGTTGGCACCGCCAAGCAACTTGGGCGCGTCGCTAAGGAGACGTTCTACGATCCGTCAAAGAGGTTCGCGCGGGCTGTAGACCCGTCAAGCGGCGCGTCGCCAGTCGAACGGGCTGCGGGGCTCGCGGAGAGCGCGCTTTATGCGGCGGATGTGCTGACGCCGGTGCCTGAGCAGGCTTTGTACCGCGAAGCGATGGAACGGATGCTGGACGATGAAGTGGCGCGGTATGCCGCGTCTGGTGGCGGGGCAAAGTATCGCGGGGTGCTTGGGATCCATGGGAGCCCGACGCAGGGCCTGCGAGAAATCAAACCCTTTCTCGGGTCAAATTACGAACCAGACCAATCAGTTGCGTGGTTTTGGGACACGCAAACATCAGGCTATGACCCGATAGATGCCTTCAACAAGGCGCGACAATACGCGACGGGCGACGGCGAAGTTTATGTAGCGCGTTTCCCCCGAGGGGCTGTCAACGAAGATTTTGGGAAGCGTTTGGCCGAAGGCGGCTCGTTCAGTTCCGTGCGCCCGAACATGTCACGCGAGCCAGGGCGCGTCGTTGGTTCCGTAAAACTTTCCCCAGACATGTTCCTGCCCGGCGACATACTGCGGCCGGAAGCATTTGAGACCGTCGAAAGCCAAATGAGGGACGCAATGGTTTCTGCGATGACCCCGCTGGAGCGTAGGCGGATGGCGGGTCAGGCATCTTTAGGAACAATGCCTACCGCTCGGCAGTTGGCCGAACAGCAACGGCGTCGCCTTGAAGCTATGAACGCCATGTTTGGTCCCTAACCCTAAAGGTTGCCTTGAGGGTTGATCTGGGGTAGGGTTGTCCCCCACATACCAAAAACGCTTGGAGGCCGTTGATGGAACACAACGAAATCGAGTTTGGGCTACGCGTCCGTATACAGGACCTGCCCGGTGAATGGATCGTACAGAAGGTCAATGAAGACGGCTCGGTCTGCTGCTACGGCGGGCCCGTCTACCGCAAGGCGTTCCGGGACTTCCCCGTCGAGCGCCTCCAACGAAAGGACTCCAAATGAAACGCATACTTATTGCTGCCCTTGCAGCGTTATCGGTCGCCACCCCGGCGCACGCCGAGTCAAAGTGGAAGTGTCCCCAATGGCAGAAGCTGGCCCGCGAAGTCGGGTTCACGAGGGCCGACTGGCCTCGCCTTGACGCGATCCTGTGGCGCGAGTCCAGGTGCCGTGAAACTGCGAAGGGCTACAACAAGCGGGCCGATGGCACCGTCTGGTCTACCGATATTGGCCTCAGTCAGATAAATAACTACAGCTGGGTCACCTACCTGCGCAACCTTGGGATCATCAAACATTCCGACGACCTGTTACACCCGCGCACTAACTTGCGCGCAGCCAAGGCGCTCTACGACTACAGCAAGTCGAAGGGGTACAGCCCGTGGCACCAATGGCGCACCTCAAGTAGTGGCAGTTGGAACAACTAATGTGATACGATAGAACCGATGGAGGAACAATGACAGAACTAGAAAAGACCCCAACAGTCCCCGTCGCCCTTGGTGGCCTAGACGTTATGGCTGCGATGAACGACGTGCTCGTCCAAGTGGACGCTCGCCGAGCAGAGCTGGCCGACGACCGGGACTGGCAAAGCCTCGCCCACGGCCTCAAAGCCCTGCGCGAATTCAAAGCCAATCTTGACATCGTGATCCGTGCAGTTGAAGACGACGTCGCGGCCCACATGCCAGAGAAGAAGATCCCGCTGGAAGGCGTCGGACTTCTTGAGCGCCGCGCAGCGAACCAACGCCGCTGGGATTCCGAAGGTCTGCTGCAATACATGGTGCGCGACGTCCTCGACCCCGACCATACCGGCGAAGTCAATTACGACCGCATGTGGGACCTCATCGAAGCCCTGAAAAAGGCGATCCCGTTCACCGCAAGCCTCGGCTGGCGCGTCACCGCACTCAAAGAACTCAACATGCCAGTGGACCTGTTCTCCGAAACAACCCCTGGCCGTCTCACCGTCACGATTGGAAAATAAACATGAGCGAAATGGAACTCTACGAATCAACTTGGAAGCTGGCGAGCCGCGTCCACCAGACGCCGTTCGTGCCCAAGGCCATGCAAGGCAAACCCGAACACGTCCTGGCCTGCGTGCTGTACGGCAACGAGCTTGGCCTCGGACCGATGCAGTCCCTCAACTCGATCCACATCATCGAGGGTCGAGCAGCGGCCAGCCCTGAACTGATGCGTGCCCTCGTCGCCAAGGCTGGCCACCGCATCGACGTCACCGAGAATACCAACACCGCCTGCACAATGAAAGGCTCTCGCGTGGACACTGGCGCTGAGGCGACCGTGCGCTGGACGCTGGACGATGCGAAGAACGCAAACTTGTCAGGGAAAGACAACTGGAAGAAATACCCGAGGGCCATGCTCGCCGCGCGCGCAACCTCGGAGCTGTGCCGGTTGCTGTTCCCCGACGTGATCGCTGGGCTCTCCTACACCCCAGAGGAGGTGGAAAGCATCAACGACGCGGGGATTGTGACCCCGCCGCGTCGCCAAGCTGAGGAGAGCCCGGCACCCCTCGTGGAAGACATTGTGGAAGCTGATATTGTTGAGGCCGACACTGTTCCCCATGCAGAGTCGTCGGAGCCCGAGCAAGCTGTTGGGGCGTCCTCGGGCTCCGACCCCATCACCCTTGTGATGGAAGCGTTCCCCGGCACCACGCTGCTGGACGACGACGTTGCCGTTGGCGAGATTGTGGACGACGCAGTTCTCGCTGACCGCCGCGCCCAGATCAAGAAATGGGGCGTCTGGAATCGGGTGCGCGCCGTCGCCGTGCCGCTCGCTCGCGGCCACAAACTCCCGGTGCCGCAAAGCATCGAAGACCTAGTCGGCAACGACGTCCTTTACAACATGGTCGCCGAGCAGTTCAATTACAGCTATGGCCGATGACCCGTTCGGATACGAAATGCTCCAAGACCCCGACGTCGCGGCCGAATTCATGGCCGACGTGAAACGGATGATGGAGCACAACGAGATGCTCGTTCACCACTACAACGTCATTGTCGAAGAACTAGAGGAGATACGGAACAGCGCGTTCCAGATCGCCTACCTCATTGGCAAAGGCAAAACCCGCCGCGCTCGCCGCGCATACCGACAACACATGAAGGATCGTGTATGGCTACCCATGTTGGAGATGTAGCTCGCCCGCACTACGCCTACGTCAATACCTACTACCTGAACGGTGGCCATAGTGCGTGGACGTCGTGCCTGATCTATGGCCTGTCGGCGTTGCCGGGGCGCGCATGGGGCCTGTCAGCGATGATGGACAACGGTGCCATTTTCCAGCACCTGCCGGTGCACGCGTTCAATCTTCACGGCGACGACGAACACGACCACTATCACGCGCTGTCGGATCTTCAGGTCTGGTCGTGCTACGGGCAAAACTTCGCCAGCCACGAATACGACGCGTTACGCGAAATGCCCGTACGCGCCTACCTCGGCGACGGGACGTGGGAAGCGGGCCGTTACTGGTTCACCGCTGCACCCTACGACGACTACTTCTCGATGACCCCCGACCAGCACAAGCACTTCAACTTTGTGTGGCTTGAGTGTGGGGCGCTCGCCTGTTTGCCCGGCAACCGGCTGCTGTTCAGCGACTCGAGCTTTACGACGAAGATGCCGCCGTGGGGCCAACGGCCTGAGTACCGGGTGAATACCCATTATTGGTTCCCGGAGGATGTCGCGAACAAGTTTGATGACACGATCACGGAGGTCGCCGGGTGACTAGGACCGAATGGTTGCAGTACGGCATAGACAACGGCTATTGCAGCAATGTCGTGTGTTTTACGCATGACAGCGTTCCTATGACAGTCGAGGAGGAAGACGAGTTTGGCGAAGGTGGCGATCCGTGTGTCGCGGTTGTGCGCCCGTATCACGACGAAATTGAACGACGAGCCGTTGAACGCGAAGAAGGTTCGACGTTTAGTTGAAGCTGGTCGTCACCCGATGGAGGAGGGCGACGACCAGCCGGGTTAAGCGTAGTAAAATCAAAAGCCCGAGTCAGCGGGGTCACTCGCGACTCGGGCTTTTAGACGCTTGGAAGCAGGCGGAATCTAGCACTGTGTGTGTGTTGGCGCAACTCGGCGACCGTAAAGTGTGTGTTGCCCGTCGGTAGCTCGAACGGCGAACTCGTAGCCGCGTGCCGAGTGTGTGTGTCGCAGTCGCTTCGCCTTCTGGCGTGCCGGGTTGGACGTGGGGTAGCGGTGGTACACGGCCCATAGTCCGGGGTTGGCGTCAAGGAAGGCGAGAAAGTCGCTCGCGTTTGGGGTGGTGGTGTTGCGGTGGTCGCCGTTGGGGCGTTCGATGGTGAACGACACGCGGCGAGTTTATGCGCCGGGCACGGGGCTGCGCCATCGCCGCGCACGGTTTGGGGGTTTTGTTTGTTTGCGTTGGTGCGCTTGCTGGTGGTTCTTTTGTGGTATCTTCCGAGCACCTCGCCTACGGGCGACGGATCATAAAGGGGTCACACCTAATGGGTTACTACGTCTACATCACCGAAGGCGCGTTTACCGTGCCCAAAGCCAGTGAGCGCGCCGCGTATGCGGCAGTGTGCGCACTGAATCAACGCGACGAGCTGAAAAGCGGCGGGACGTGGGGCGGCGACGCCGACGCCACTACCCCGCGGCCTGCCGGGCTCGATCACCATCCGGGGCGGTGGTTCTCGTGGATGGACGCGAACTACCCCGCGAAGTGCGCCACGCTCGCGCAAGTTTTCGAGGCTCTCGGGTTTTCCGTCGTCGAAGACGGCGAGGGCGTGCACCTTTGCGGCTACGACTCGAAAATCGGCCAGGAAGAATTATTTCTCGCGGCCATTGCGCCCTACTGCCTGCGGTCGTCGTGGCTTGAGTGGCGCGGCGAAGGCGGCGAAGTGTGGCGGCATACGATCAGCGGCACCGGCGCGCTGTTGTGCTGGGAAGGCGAGACGGTGTTCACCGGCGCGCACGTCGTGACGGAGAACCCCGACGAAGTGACAACGCTGCCAGTGCACGAACTAACGCGCCCGTGCGAGGCGTGCGGCTCGTCGATCGACGACGGGGCTCTAATCGTGAGTATTGCCGCCGTTCTCAGTGGCTTCGAGTGGGGGCCGGAGACGTGCGACACGATCGCCGCCCTGGTGCGGGCGTCGGGTCGCGTTGTCGAAGACTTCAACCCGCAAGGCGGTGCGCAATGACCGCCGCGGTGCGCGTGCACGTCGCTGCCGCGCCTCTCTCAGACCGCCCCATTAGGTTGCGTCACGAAACCGACGCCGGGCCGCTGCAACTTCACGCCGACGCCAAAACCACCCCGCTAGCCCACTGGGCCGGGGATCGGCGTCCCGTGGCGGTGATCCCGAACGCCTTCGCGCTGCCTTCGGGCCCGCTCGACGTCGGCGGGACGTGCCCCCAACTTTCCCCGAACGCCTGCCAAGCGTGCTACGCGGCGCGCCTGGAGTCGGGGCCGTTCGCCGAATTTGCGCGCGTCACGGTGCGCAACCTCGACACGCTCAACGCGCTGCACAAGGTCGGCAAGCGCGCCGCCGTGGATGCGCTCTGCGCGCTGGTGGATCGTTCCGCCGCGCTGCAGATCGCTGCGGGCGTCGCGTCGCCTTCGTTCCGCTGGATGTCGTCCGGCGACATCTTCGCGCCGTGGTTCGCTGTGGTGGTGCGCGAAGTGCAGCGGGCCCGGCCTGGCGTGACGTTTTGGGGCTATACGCGGTCGGTCAGGTACCTGCGGCACCTCATCGGCGACGGTCTCCCTGATAACGCGCGCTGGTTCGTGAGCGTGGACGCCGACAACGTGCGCACCCACGGGAAGGCCGCTGCCCGATGGGGTTTGCCGTGCGCCTACCTGGCGGCGACATCCGGCGAACTTGCGCGCCTGCGTGTGGCGGTCGAAGAAATGCGCGGGAGTGTGTTGCCTCGGGTGATCTGTCCCGCCGGGGGTGTGTGGAAGGGCGACGGCCTCGGGCCTTCGTACGTCTCGGGCCGCGACGGGCGGCGGGTTTCGGTTGCGCCGGGTCGCGTGTCGGGTGCGTGTGTGGCGTGTGCTGCGTGTCTGCCGGGCGCGGCGGTGCGGGACGTTGGTTTCATTCGTCACGGTGGCGCGGGCTCGGCGGCAGTGTGGCAGCGGCTCGCGCTGCGTCGTGGGGTGTGACTGTGGCGGGTGGTGTCGTCGCTGTATGTGGGCCGTCATCCTCGCCGGGCGTCGCGGGCAACGCGGTGCACCGGCGGGGCTGCGTCGATCACGTCGGCGGCGACGCCGCCACCGTCGCGGGCGCGAACTTTTCCCCTAGTTTGGGCATCCACGCGCGCGCCATCCTCGGCGCGTATTGTTCGGTTCTCATCTACTGAAAGGGTCACCGCTATGTCATCCACCAATTACGGGCCGTTCCCCTACCCGGACGAACCGTGCACCCCGCAGGCGTGCGCCGAGATCATCGGCGGCAACGTGGGCCGGGAACACTTCGACGCAATGCAGGCGCAGCCCTACGCGACGCCTACCGCGTCGGTCGTTGCGCTGGTTGTCGTGCTCGGGCTCGCTTGTCTGGTACTCTCAATTCCGACGCGCCGCAATGGGCGACGCGTCACCTATCGAAAGGGTCACAAGTGAAGACAGAAACGAACCAGATCACCGGCGGCGCGCTGGTCGATCTTCTCGACATCTCGCGCGGGTGGGATGTCTCTGCAGGTGCGACGGGGGAGACGGCCCCGGCGGAATTGTGGACGTACTCTTACCGCGAGATCCCCGGCGGGCTTTACGGCACCGCCTGTGAACTGTTCACCAGTGCGGGCGATCCGTATCAGGTCATCGAGACCTACCGCGCCGCGGCAGATTTCGCGCGCAAAGGCGGCACGCCTTCGGACGTGTACGCGGTCGCGGTCGTGTGCTGGGGTTGGGCGGCACCCGTCGAGACGCTCGGCGGCGGGACGCCCGCAGAACATCCGCAGCGCAGGCGGGTGCGCCTGGTGGCGACGATTGACAACGGCGGCAACCTCGCAGGCCGGTGCACGTTCCCCGACAACGGCGAGACCTTCGACGACGGGACGCCGGGCGGGCCTCTCGCCGACGCGCTGCGGGACGTGTTCCGCAAGTAGGTGCGCTGCGTCGCGAGACGTCGAAAAGAGCCCGCGCGGGGAAACTCGCGCGGGCTCTTTCTTTTTGTGTACGATAAACGCGGCGGGCAATTCGGCCCGCCAACTTCCGAAAGGGTCACACTATGAAACTCGTTAGATTCACGTCCTACGCGGGGGGTCAGGGGCGCACAGTCGCCGCTGCGCTCACCGCACTTGCCCGCGCCGACATCGCGCGCGGAGACTTCGGGCGTACCGTCGTCATTTCTGACAGTGACGACATCGCCGCAACGCTCGGTGTTTCGTCCTCGGATACTGATCCCGCCGACTGGCTGACGTTGCGCACTGTCGGTTCCGCCACCGGCGCGGATGTTGTCGCGACGTATGCGGGCATCCACGGGGCCGACCGGCCCGCGCTGGTTGTGCTCGATCTCGATCACGCGCCCACTTGCGAGGATCTCGCCCGCGTCGGTTTCGACGTGGTGCCCGTCGTCGTCGTGCGCCCGCATTACGTCGCGTTGCGTCGCACGGTGCGCGCGATCGCGAACGAATGCGGCGCACGTCCCCGCACCCACGTTGTCACCTTCGCCGAGGCTGACCGGGCCATTACGCCGCGCGACGTCGCAACCATCGTCGGCGGCACCGGCGAGACGCTCACCATCCCCCGGACGGACATCCTCGCGCGGTTGATTGACGCGGGGCTGCTGCTTGACCGCGCCGGACGTGCCGACGGGCCCGCAGACCTGCGCGAAGCGTTCGGGACGCTCGGCGAACTGTTCGCGCCTGGTGCGCCGCTTTACACGCACGCCGACGCCATCCGGGGCGGTACACGATGACCGGCGCGCGCTGGCCTCACGTTTGCACCTACGGGCACCAGTGGGACGGGGCTGCACAGTGGCCCGACGACCGCCGCGAAGGTTGCCCGGTTTGCGCGCTGAACTCGATCCCGACGAACTACTACGCCGCCGGGGTGCAGTGGGCTGACGAGATGACCGACGACGTGCGCGCCATTGTCGAGGCCGGAACCGGCGACCCGCTCGCCGCTGATCTCGCGATGACGTGCCACGAGATCGCGCGCTACCTGCTCGCGATGGTCGCCCAACTCGGCACCGGGGACTACGACCCCGCCGACGTCCTTCCCCGTGACTGGGCGTATCTGCAGGCCACCGGGCTCACCGACGCCGTGCGCACATGGGCCGACGCCGTAGGAGTCGCGATCGACTAACCCGCAGCCCGCAGCCACCTGCACAAAGGCCCCGCGTCGATCCCCCGGCGCGGGGCCTTTTCACGTCCCGACGCCCACCACAAGGCCGCACAAGGCCCGCAGACAGGCGACACGACGCGACACGCCCAAAGGGACTGCACACCGAGGCGGCGAAGATATGCGGGCGCGCCTACAGTGTGGCATAAGAATGGTTCTCAGTCTCACGCCCGGCGACGCTTGCCGACATCCCGCAGCCGAGCCCACTGCCCGACCCGGTGCAGCCCGGTGCACTGGCCCGCCGGAGATCGACCGACGCAGCCCGGTGCCCACGTCGTACCCACGCACCCACCCGCCGACGGCGACGCGGCAGGCCAGACGCGGCAGCGCAGACCCACCACCGAAGCCGCAGCCCGTGCCCGTGCCCACGCGCGGCCACCCCCGGCCCCGTGGGGGGGACCCCCGTGGGTATTTGTGCATACCCGTCCCCGTACGTTTGGGTTAAAATTTTTTGGGCTTGCTCGTTTTTGGTTGCTCACGCGTGTTGGTTGTACACAGGTTTGTTCACAGGCTTTGGGTGTGTTTCGTTGCGTGTCGCTGTTGCTCTTGAGGGTGTGGGGTGTCGAGCTGTCCGGGGGGTGTCTGTCCCTGCTTTGAGGGCAACCGAGCGTAGCGAGGGCGGCAGCTTGTTTGCCTCGTTTGTTGCGACCTGGGGTTTTCAGCTCCCCCCACGCTTTTTGCACATGGCTAGTGCAAGGGTGGCCGTAGCCAAGCGTTTTAGCCGACACCCATTCTCAATAGAACTCTCGAACCCCTTGACGTATCGCTGGTTGCACAGCGGCGTTTCTTGACAAATAGGGGTCAGTCCCCGTTTCCGGCCACTTTTCGCCTTCCAGCTCTACGTCACTTGCGGGCTGGGTCTGGCGCTTGAACTTGCGCTGGGTTGTGTTAGCGGGGCACTGTAGCCGCTCGACGTTCCTTCGTCAACCTTTCTTGCCAGGCTTCTGCTGCTCTGGTCGCGGAGGCGAGGAGTTGTGCGTCGCTTTGGGCGCGCTTGGGTTTCAGATCGCGTCGTTTGACGACCCGTCCTGATGTTCCGAGCTTTCTACCCATGCTTTGAGGATAACACATTTCTTTCCCAGTGTCTTGTAGCGCCCACAAAAGTCTGGTGGTATCGTCCAAGGCTATGCAGACCGATCATGTTGCCCAAGAGCCCAAACCCCGCCGTGCGTCCGGCGACTACCACGGCACCCTCCACGGGTACATCACGAAGCGTTGCCGGTGCAGCGACTGCTGCCAAGCACAACGGGACTACACCGCAACCTACAGGGCGAGCGATCGAGGCCGTGACGCTTCGCGTCGAGCTGCGTCCCGCAACAACTTCATGCGCCAATCAGCGCTCACCTGGGTACGGAACAACCACCCGGAGGTGATCGATGCGTTCTCGGCCGAGTGGGAAGAAAAACTTGCAACCCAACACCGTGCCTGATACCATACAAGGCATGGATGGACAAACCCTACTTGACCACCTGCGCGCACGCGTCGCGGCCGCAGAAACCGAAAAAGACGACATGACCGTGGACGTCTGGGCCCACTACGCAAAGCTGGTGGACCATGACTGATGTTTCCCGTGAAACATTCATCGTCGTGGACGTCGAAACGTCCCACACCGACCCGGCGGAAGGCTTCATCTTCACCATCGGCGCTTGTGTCGTAACATACGACAACGAGCTTGCGACGATCGAAAACGAATACTTCTACCAGCGCATTGACCAAACCACGAAAATCACCGACAGCACCTGGCTTGAGACGATCTACGACCCCAAATCCACACTGTCCTGGTGGCTGACCCAGCCGCTCGAGGTCCAGCAGGCCGCATGGCGCGGCGGCATCGAACGGGGCGACATGGAACGCGACGTCGCCCACTATTTCTGGCAATGGGTCATCTCAATGGGCGCGAAATACTCCGAACCTTTCGACGCCCGACTCAAGCCGGTGTTCGTCGCCAACCCGGTGACGTTCGATTACGCATGGATCAGCGCGCTTTTCGCCCCATACAACCTGCCGTCGCCGTTTGATTACCGCACCCTGTGCCTCCGATCAATGGGTTTCGGCGTCGCCGACGGCGACCGCTGGGAATGGGTCAGGCAGAAGCGGGCAAACCAGTCCCAAGTCCCCCACCACGCCTTCTGGGACGCCTACGCCGCCGCCCAAGACCTCCAAGATCTGCTCTCCAACCGCGACGAGCAGGGCTACCACGACAAACTGAACCCGAAAGTCGGTGAGTTCGTTGCCTGACCAGTCCGAAATCAAGATGTTTCTCGAGATCACCCGCCAGGCGTATGAACTCGCTAACTATTTGAGACAGGGTGAAGAAGCACGCGAAACCTACGAATATTTGTTGAACCACCGAAATATTGACCTTCACGAACTGGAGTCGTTTTGCGAGGCCGTCAACCGGGTCTATGGGGCGAGGTTTGAGCATGAGTGACCAGCCGATGCTGTGGAGCGAAGGCCGCTCCACGTTCTACAAAGCCCCGAAACAGATGACCCGCTGGTCCGATCCGGCGACAAGCCTGCTTGCGGCCGCGACCGTAGACCTCACCAAAGGCCAAAAGATCGTAATGAGCGCGTATCGGGTGCGAAACAGCATGACCGACGACGAACTCATCGCCCAAGTCGCCGCCCTCGGGCTCAAATTGAGCCCCTCGGGGTGCCGAAGCCGCCGCAAAGAGCTCGTCGAACTCGGCCTGCTCCGCGACAGCGGTGTCAAAGAGAAAACCCAGTCGAAAAGACTGACAACCGTTTGGGAGTTAGCGCAATGAACAGCATCACAATCACCGGGAGCCTCGGAAAAGAACCCGAATTGGCTTACAACAACAGCGGAATGCCCGTCTGCAAGTTCTCTGTGGCCACAAACCACAAGAAAAAGAACGGCGAAGAAGAAACCACATGGCACAACATCGCCGTTTTCGGTGACATGGCCGAACATTGCGCCGAATCCCTCGCCAAAGGCACCCGCGTCGTCGTCATCGGCCGCTGGGAAAACCGCCAATACGAGAAGCGCGACGGCACCACCGGCTACGCCAACCAGATCATCGCCGACGAAGTCGGAGTCAACCTCCGATTCCAGGTCTGCGACGTGTCCAAGCCCGGCAAGCGGGGCCAACAGCAGCAGGCACCGGCGCTCGATGACGAAGAACCGTTCTAGGTGGTGGGATCATGCCGTCTGTAAGGGCCTTGACGCAAACATCTGGTTCCCGGAAAGGCCGCAAGGCCGTGACTACTTTGCTGTTGCTCGCAGCTACTGCCAAAGGTGTCCAGTACGCGGTCCGTGCTTGGAAGAAGCCCTTTCTATCGATCCCGACGAAGACCGATTCGGCATGTACGGAGGGTTCACCCCCAAAGAACGCAACCGCATCCGTGAAGGGCAACATCCGATGGACACATCCCTCAACGAGATCAATACGCGAGCAAGCCGAGCCGCCGAAAAACTACAAAAGGTCGAAATACCGCCCTCTCGGCGAGTCGTACAACAATTTATGGTACGGAACGCCCCGGACTGGGAAGAACTGGCCCTACGGAGAAAGCCAATAAAGTTGAAAAACACGAAAATTCCAAAACAAACCCAACTCGTCATGGACGTAACCCCCACATTGGGGGCAAGCCAGCTAACCGCACAGGCATTGGCGGCGATGATTATGGCCGGGTGGGAAGACCCGATGGAGGCCCGCACTGCGGCCGCGCTTTTCATGGGCGCGTCCTACGTTGCGGAACTCGCCCGCCAAGGCGTCGAGAACGGCGTCCTGACCGCACAGGAGAACGCGGCCGTCCAAGGCGTCGCTGAACTCGCTATGCAGGTATGGAAATATCACGCGATGAATGCCAAACTGGATACCTGATCGGAGGATCATGGCCAAGAAAAAGACCGAAACTGCACCCGTCGCCGACCCGGTGCCAGTCGAGCATGTGCTCAAGCAGTACCAATTCACCAAAGAGAACGCGGCCGCAGCCCAAGCAAAAGGCACCGTTGTCAGGGAAAAGGCCGCTGTGGAGCGCAAAATCGTCAAATTGGAAGCAACCGAGGAATATCGGAAGCGCCAAGACCAGATCGCTAAGCTCGGTCTCACCAAGGTCATGCCCGACGTGGACCGCGACCAGCTACCCCAGATCGCCCTGTCGATCATCGCTGACCACGGTTTGCGGGTCTTGGGCGGCGAATGGGAAATCAAATCCGCTGAAGAAGCCACCAAGATCGGCAAGGTCTGGCACGACATCTTCCGCCTGGAGATGGGCGAACCGACGACAATCTCGTCCAGTCAGGAATCGGAAAGCCCCGACCAGCGGAAGAACCGCTTTGAGGAGTTGAAGCTTGAGGCGAAGCGCCGCGTGGAGGGCGGTCTTCGTGCCATTGCTGGCGACGCCGGATGAGCGTCACCGTTGACAAGTCGCTGCTCCTCACCGACGAAGAATTCGCCGCCCTGTCAGCGGCCGAACAAGACGAATACCTTCAACTTTTAGAAGAAGACCTCTCTGCCTGGTCGCTTGTAGGGAATGACCGGCAGAGCAGAGCGAACATCCTCCTGCAAAAGGTGGACTGGTTGCTCTATGGGGGCGCGGCAGGTGGTGGGAAGTCGGAACTCATCACCTACCACGCCCACCAACTCTCGATGATGTACCCCGGCCACCGCAGCCTGCTGATCCGAACCAGCCTGCCCGAGCTGCGCCGGTCGCTCATCATCCGTACTCAGGTGCGTTACGCCCAGCTCAAAGTCAAAGCCCAGCTGCGCTCGGTGGATAACATGAAAGCCTGGTGGTACGAGAACGGCTCGATCATCGAATACGGCTACTGCGCCCGCGACGAAGACGTCAGCCAGTTCATGTCGGCCGAGTACGACTTCATCGCTTTTGACGAAGCCACCCAGTTCTCGGCCTACCAGATGCTGATGATTTCGGGCCGTCTCCGTACCAGCCGCAAACAGGCCGCAGCGGGCGTCCGAACCCACGTCATGTTCGCTACCAACCCCGGCGACAAAGGCCACCAGTTCCTCTACCAGATGCTTGTTACACCCACCCATTACGGTAACAAGGCCATCGTCTACGATGTTTCCGACGGCTTTGAGCACCCCGACATCGTGCGCAGCGTGGAGCTGCCCGACGACCTTGGCGAACTGGCCGCAGTCGAAATTGACCACGACCCCGACAACCATCTCGTTGTCGCGTTCGTCCCGTCCACGGTCATTGACAACCCGTTCATTGACCCCACCTACCGCAAGCACCTATCCATGCTCCCCGAGGTCGAACGCCGGCAAAAGCTCCTCGGCGACTGGGACACCTTTACGGGCCAGTATTTCCAAGAGTTTGACCGCTCTCGCCACGTTGTCGAACCGTTCGCCATCCCCGAAACATGGACCCGTTTCAGGGGTATTGACTTCGGTACAGCGAACCCGTTCTGCTGCCTGTGGGGGGCCCTTGACCCGGCAGACAACACGATGTACATCTACCGCGAGGCGTACCAAAAGAACCTGACGACTGCCGAACAGGCGCGCCTCGTCAAGAAACTGAGCGTCCTGGAGAACGGTCGCCCCGAAAGCATTTCCATGACCGTCATTGACCCGTCCACGTTCTCCAACGTCGCCGGTCTGGGCACCACCGTGGCCAGCCAATACAACAACCAGGGCGTCGTCGTTGTGAAAGCAAAGAACCAGCGCGTCGGCGGCTGGCAGAACATGCGCCGCTACCTGATGCCCCACCCGGTAGATGGCGACGTCAAGCTGAAAATCTTCCGCAACTGCGAAAACCTGATTCGCACCATCCCGCTGATGCGCCACGACCAAACCAACCCAGAAGACCTAGATAGCCGCGACGAAGACCACGCCGTTGACGCTTTACGGTATCTGCTAGGGTGCAGGCCGTACGAACTGGGACGCAAGGAACGCAAGCAATACGCCGCAGGGGCCGAAGGCCGCGTACAGAAATTCATGGAAAAACTAGACCGACAGGGCAAGGCCCGTCGGCCCAGATGGAGGTAACACATGCTCGTTGTAGACCACTACCACTACCTGCCGGGGTCCTGCACTCTCTGCCGATCCAGCAACCTGCCGACCGTGGACACAAACGTCGATCTGGACTGGCCGAACAGCCCCGAAGATCCGAACCCGTCAGCGAACCGGCGTCTCTACATCTGCGCCGACTGCTGCATCAACCTTGCCCAGATGGTCAAAGAATCGCGCGGCATCGAGGTCAAACCAGCGCAAAACTACGAACTGCTCGAGAACCTGAACCAGCAACTCAGCCAGAAGAACACCCTCGCCATGAACAGGATCACCGAACTGGAGCAGGCGCTGACAACCATGCGCACACTCTCAGCCCCGACGGTCACCGTAGACCCGCAGATTGACGTCACGCCGTTCACCGTCGTCCCCGACCCCGACAAGCCGAAGTCGAAAAAGTGATCTACCTCGCCCTCGTCGCCGTCGCCAACACGGCCCTCGCCGCCTATCTGGTGTACGAAAACCGTCGTATAACGTACGGCGTTATAGCCCGCCATGCAGGCGACCTCGTCAACATTGAGAAGGCGCAACGCAAGAAGAAGGCATCTACTGAAACCGTAGAAGAAAAGACGTACCATACATGGCGAAACCCGAATGAAGGAGTAGGTCCGTGACTTGGATGCCGCCTGAACCAGCGAAGGTGCTCAACCTTTGGCTGGACGCTGACTCGTATCTGGTCAAGGAGCGCCGCGACTACTGGCTGAACGGCTCCTACTACCTTGGGCAGCAGTGGATTTGGTGGGATTCGACCCGCAACCTGATCCAAGACCTTGACTACCGCACCGAAGCCGAGAAGGACAGCCGGATCACCGTAGACAAGTACGGTCCCCGCGTCGGATCGCTTCTGGCCCGCATGATCCGCTCGGAGCTGACCTTTGAGGTCCAGCCGCAAGGCACCGACGACGCCTCGATGCGCAAGCAGCGCCTCCAAGAGCAACTCTTGATCGGCGAACAGCATCAGCGCGACTGGGAACAGACCCGCGAAATGGCGATGCTCCAAACCCTGTTCGGCGGCGCGGCCGCAGTCTGCGTCGAATGGGACCCCGACATGGGCGAAGACTTCTACGTTGACCCCATGAGCGGTATCTCGATCCCCGACGGCGGCGTACGCCTCACCCCGCTCGGCATCAACGAATTCACCCTTGAGCCCGGCACCCAAGACCCCGCCGATGCACGCTGGTGGATCAAGGCGACCAGCCTGCCGCCCCAGCAGGTCAAGGAACGCTACAACCTTGATTGGACGCCGACGCCCGACGCCGAAGCGATGATGACGTCGCGCGCACGGTCAATCCTGATGCGTCGCCCTGGCAACCAGCCGCCCAAGACGACGATGGTCTACGTCTACTACGAGCGCCCGACGATGGAAACCCCCGGCTGCATCGTTCACGTCGTCAACAGCAAGGTCGTCCTCCAAGAGGATGTCTGGCCGTACCCGTTCAAGAGCCTGAACCTTGTTCTGTTCCGCCAGAAAAAGATCCCGAACACTTGGGTCGGCCACACCCTGCTCACCCCTGCGCGCGACATCCAGTACGCCTACAACCGTGCCCGCTCAACCATCATGGAGCACATGCGTAAGGCCGCGAACGCGCGCCTGATGATCCCGTCGGGGTCAATTGACGACGCCGACATTGTCACCACCGATCCCGGCGACACGCTGGAATACAACGCCGAGCTGGGCGAACCGCACTGGCAGACCGCACCTGACGTCCCGCGTTGGATCAGTAACGAAGCTGCCGCGCTTGAGATGGAATTGGACGACATCTTCCACACCCACTCCGTCAGTCGAGGCCAAGCCCCCGGTGACCGCAACTCGGGTCTGGCGCTGTCGCTGCTCGCCGAAAAGGACGACACCCCGCTCGGGCCGATGGCCCGTGACCAGGCCAAAGGCTGGGCTCATATTGCAATGATGACGCTAATGCTGTATCGTATGAACGCGGACATGATGGGCACCAAGCGCCGCATGACCGTAATCAACGAACACGGGCAACCGCTCGACATCTCATGGGGAGCAGACGACATTGATGAAAAGCCGAAAGTTGTGGTCCCGCTGGATGCGACTACTCCGCGCAGCAAACTCGCTACGCAGTCTGTCCTCACAGCTCTTGCAGACCGCGTCCCGCAAGCCTTCCAAGGCATTGACCCGCTGGCTCTGGCGAGGATGCTCGACCTCCCCGATCCCAAGGGCTACCTCACTCAGATTGACCCTGACGCTGCTAAGGCTCAATGGGAAAATGGCCTTCTTATGCAGGGCGTCCCAGTTGTCCCAGAAGATTTTGACCTTCACGACGTCCATATCAACATTCACAACCGGGAACGAAAGTCCCCGGCATATGAACTTGCTGACCCTGCCGTCAAGGAAATTATTGATCTTCACGTCATGGCCCACCAAAGAATGATGATGGGCGACACGCAAGCAGCACTTGACGCGCAAGCAGCCATGAACGCAGGCCAGCAACCCAACGCGGTGCAGGCCATGACCCTCGGCGGCGGGCTCTCTGGACAAGCGGCGGAAGCCCTCGTCGGAGCCCAGCCGGGGTTCTCTAACAATGTTGCTGGACAGCAGCAGGCCGCGCCGGAGGCACCGACGCAGCCACAACTACCCACAGGAGGAATGGGATGAGCGAAATCGGAGACATCGGGGCAGCAGAAAGCCTTGATTTCAGCGCCGAAATCAGCACCGAAGCACCCGCGACCGAAGCCCCCGCAGGCGACGTCAACTGGGAGGAGCGTTACCGCGCAGAAGTGCAGGACCGCATCCGTGAACGCGAACGGTACAAGCCGATCAAGCAGGTCTTTGACGGGATGCACCCCGACGACGCACAGGCCGTACAGCAGTTCGCGCAGGCATGGGCCTCGGGCGACCAGGAATCCGCGATCCGTTGGATGGTTGACAACGCGCGCAGTCTCGCAGGCGACAACTTCAGCCAATACATCCAAGGCCAGCAGCAGGTCGTCAACAACGCCGTCGCGCAGGGGCAGGCCGCAGGACTCACCCCTGAAGCCGTTCAGCAGCTCGTCCAACAGCAGATCGCTCAATACCAAGAGCAGCAGCAGATCGAGCAGTACACGGTCGAAATTGACCAGACGATCCGCAACCTCGGGCTCGAGCCCGAAACGCCGTTCGCCCACGCCGTGATCCTCGCCGCGACCAACCGCGAAGACCTCAGCCTTGAAGCCGCATACGCCGACATGGAGAACCAGATCCTCCAACAGGCACAGGCCATCGTTGAGCGTCGCCGTTCCGCAGGCGCAGCAATGCCGACCGCCGCACCCAACGGCACCGCAGGCATCGTCGCCCCCGGCTCATCGCCACGCGAACGCGCAATGGCGCGCCTCAACCAGCACGGTCTCTGACACTCGTTGACAGAACTAGGCGAATACTGAATAATGAATACACCGGCCGCTGGAAGGCTGTCGGCACCAATTCGCTAGTTCTACCTCGGGGAACCGAGAGCGGCAGAGGCGGGACGCCAAAGCCGAAGGAATGATCGCGGAAACGTTTTCCCTTTCAACCACTCTCACAAAAGGAACCACACAATGCCAGCAAGTCTGTCAACGGTGGATGCAATCCTCAAGGACGACTACAAGGATTACATCGACCAGCTCAACAACGCCTTGTTTCTCACCTCGCAGGTTGAGACCCGCAAGGACACGGTTGTCGGCCGTATCGCCCGCCACGCTATCCACCTCGGACGTTCGTCCGGCGTTGGTGCTCGCGCTGAAGGTGGCACGCTCCCGACCGCCGCAAACCAGGCATACGCCACCGTCCCGGTCCCGGTTCGCTACGTCTACGGACGTATCCAGCTGAGCGGCCCGACGATCCGTCAGGCCACCACCGACCGTGGAGCCTTCATCGACGCGCTTGACGCCGAAATGCAGGGCATCCGCAACGACGCCATGAAGGACGTCAACCGTCAGCTTTGGGGCCAGTCAAACGGCGTCATCGCACAGTGCGGCACCACGTCGTCGGCAACGACCGTCGTTCTCGCCTCCAACACCGGCTCGGCGGCTCTCCGCCAGCTGTACAACGACGGCGGCATGGTCGTTGACATCGGCACCGTGGCATCGCCCACGACCGTTGCCTCGGCACGCACCGTCACCTCGGTTGACAACTCGGCCAAGACGATGGTCATCAGCGGCGCAGCCGTCACGACCTCGTCCAGCCACTTCGTCTTCCGTACGGGCGCAGGCGGCGCATCGAACAACAGCGGCGCACCTGGCGACGGCCAGATCGAACTCACGGGTATGCAGACCATCGTGTCTGACTCGGCCGTGCTGCACACGATCAACCCGTCGAGCCAGCCGAACTGGAAGGCGTACGTCAACTCCAACAGCGGCACCAACCGCGCCGTCTCGGAGACGCTCATCACCGGCTCGATTATGAAGGGCCTCACCAACTCGGGCAAGAAGGTCAACCTTCTCGTCTCGGCTGAAGGTGTCCACATGAGCGTGGCGAACCTCCTCCTGTCGCTGAAGCGCAACATGGAGCAGACCGAACTCAAGGGCGGCTACGCCGGAATCCAATACTTCGCTCCGTCCGTTTCGGGCAAGGGCGACGAGGGTCCGACGGTGCTCTACTGCGACTTCGACTGCCCGAGCAACAGCCTGTACGGTGTCCACACCGACTCGCTGGTGCTCCACCAGGTTGGCGAAGGCTGGCAGTTCATGGACATGGACGGCGCGGTGATGAACCGTAAGCCCGACCTCGACGCATACGAGGCGACGCTGTTCAGCTACATGGAGCTTGCCTGCAAGCAGCGCAACACCCACTTCGTCATCAAGGACCTCACCGAGGTGAGCATCTAACATGGCGGCATCGGTCAGCATCGCTACTGGCCCGGAAGTCCCTGGCAACCGCAAGATCGTCATCGGTACGGTTACGTTCGACAGTTCGTACCCGACCGGTGGCGAGGCAATCTCGCTGGTTGACCTTGGCCTCACGCGTCTTGACACGCTGTTCGTCGCGCCCAACGGTGGCTACATGCCAACGTGGAACGCCTCGACCACAGCACCCAAAATCAAGATGTTCTGGGTTGACACAACCACAGACGGCGCTCCGCAGGTCGAAGTGACTGCGACAACGGACCTTTCAACGGCCACGGTGTCGTTCATCGCGTTCGGAGCCTAATCTGATGGCCCGGCGCGCAACGCACACGCGCCGGGCCGTCACCCCAACTGAAGGAGGAGCATGAGGGGCGCACCCGAGTACACGCAGTTCGCAGAAATCACCACCGACGTCTACGACATCGCAACCCGAATACGGGAAGGTGACGAAAGCGGCTGGCGAGGAGACCCGAGCGCGTCCCTCATGCACAATCCGTTCACGAACAAGTTTGAGGTCTGGATGGTCGATGGGATGAACGTGCCGTACATCGCGGCTACATCCGACAAATGCGACCACAGCCTCATCCTGAAGCTGATCGAAGGCGACTGGCAGAAAGGCCGTCAACTTCTAGAAGCGATCCAAAAGAAGAACCGAGATGCCCGTCAGGCCCAACTTGACGCCGAGGAAGACAAGCGCCGCGAAATCGCGGACAAGCTCCACTGGGCGATCATCAAGGACGTCGGACACCTTGAGGGCGGCACCCACCGCCACACCTCGCTCTACACGAAAGGCAAGTAATGGCCAACTACACCGCGAACACGACAAAGACCATCACGCTCGTCAGCGGCCAGGTTGACACCATCACCCTTTCGGGCGTCGGTACAACCATCCGCGTCCAAAGCAACTCGACGACCGTGCCGGTCAGCTTCGCCGTCGCGCAGCCCGGCGGCACCCCCGCCACCCCGACCGACAAAGGCGACGACTGCTACGTCGTCATGTCTGCTTACGACGCGTTTGATTTGCCGTGGAGCGGCAACGGTGCAGTCGTCAAGGTCATCGCTACGGGGACACCCATCGTTTCGATTTCCCTGATCTGATAATCTCGGATCATGCCTACACCCGGCAAACTGTGTCCCGAACTGTCACTTGTCCGTGGCGACACCACGATCCTGACGTTCACCCTGACTGACGGGACGAACCCGATCAATATCACGGGTTACAGTTTCGCCATGCAGCTGCGCACCAGCCCGGACGCGGCAGGCTCCGTCGCCTTCACCTGTGCGATCACCAGCGGCGTCAACGGCATTTTCACCGCCACACTGGCCGCAGCCGACGCAGCAACCCTGACATCCAACACGTCGTACTACTACGACGTCCAGATGACCGACACAGCCAGCAACAAAACGACGATCATCTCAGGGATCACCCAGCCAATCATCGCTGACGTCACGAGGCCGTAATGGCCAGTGAAGCCATTTCCGTAATCATCACGGAAACCCCCGTCACCGCCACAATCATCGACCAGTCGATCATTGCCGCCCCAGGCGCAATCGGGGCGATGAACGAACGGGTCGTCATCGTCGAGCAGCCCGAAATCCTCGTTACGTCCACGGGCTCGTTCGGCCCTCCGGGGCCCACAGGGTCCCAAGGCCCGCAAGGCCCACAAGGTTCGCAGGGAGCCCAAGGTGCACAAGGGGCGCAGTCAACTGTCCCCGGTCCCCAAGGAGCGCAAGGACCGCAGGGGTTCCAAGGACCGCAGGGAACGCAGGGCCCCCAAGGCGCGACAGGCTCGCAAGGTGCTCAAGGGCCCCAGGGTTTCCAAGGTGCCCAAGGCGCTCAGGGCCCTCAGGGGGTCCAAGGCGCGACAGGTTCCCAAGGCCCGCAAGGGGACATCGGTCCTCAGGGTGCACAAGGCCCGCAAGGGACGCAGGGCCCGCAAGGAGTCCAGGGTCCTCAAGGCACTCAGGGGCCTCAAGGCTTCCAAGGCCCTCAAGGGGCGCAAGGTGCCCAAGGTTCACAAGGAAGCCAAGGAGCTGGCGGAGCCCTCGGCTACTGGGGCTCGTTCTGGTCAACGCAAGACCAGACAGCAGCCGCGATCAACACCGGCTACGCAATCACGCTGAACAACACCGACCCGAACTCCAACGGTGTCAGCATTGTCAGCAACAGCCGAATCACGTTCGGGTATCAGGGCGTCTACTCCATCACGTTCTCAGTCCAATGGGTCAACGCAAACAACCAGATCGAAGACGCAAACATCTGGCTGAAACTCAACGGCAGCAACCTCGCAGATTCCGACAGCAAATGGAGCGTCGTCGAATCCCACGGCGGCGTAGACGGCCACGCCATCGGCACTGTCAACTTCGTCCTCTCGCTGCAAGCCAACGACTACATCGAGCTCTACTGGCAGACAACCGACACCGACCTGTCGTTGCAGTACACGCCTGCGATTTCACCCGCGCCTGCGATCCCCAGCATCATCGTGACCGCCGTACAGGTCATGTACACGCAGGTCGGCCCCCAAGGCCCCCAAGGAGACATCGGCCCCCAGGGATTCCAAGGTTTCCAAGGCCCACAAGGATTCCAAGGAGCACAAGGGGCCCAGGGCGCACAAGGAGCCCAAGGCCCGCAGGGATCGCAATGGAACTACGTCGGTAGTTGGTCGCCAGGCACCACCTACACCTACGCCGACGTCGTCGAATACAACGGGTCGTCGTACGTCTCCCTGAACTACTTCAACACCAACAACAACCCTGCAACCAGCTCAGGCTGGTGGGGTTTGATCGGTGCGCAAGGAGCCCAGGGTGCTCAAGGCCCACAAGGCGTCCAAGGTGCACAAGGGCCACAAGGTGCAACGGGCCCACAAGGAGCGCAGGGCGACGTCGGCCCTCAAGGTCCGCAAGGTGCCACCGGGGCGCAAGGTCCGCAAGGATCGCAGGGCCCTCAAGGTGCGCAAGGTCCTCAAGGTTTCACAACGCTCGCCGCCGCAACCGACGTGACGATCAGCGGGCCGCAGACAGGCCAGGCACTTGTTTACAATGCAGCTATCAGCAAGTGGGTCAACACGACCGCATCAACCGACCCGATGAACGACCCGAAGTTCACGGCAATTATCACGACCGACGTAGGAGCATAAATGGCTGTAGGTGACCGCACAGAAAAACGGCTGGTT